TGCCGTTTCGCAGGGTGTCAGGGTGGCACGTTGTGGAGCGCTGATCGCATCCTTTGCGGGATGTGCTACTAAGGCTGATGAGTCTCCTGTCCATACTCTCTGAACAAAGTGAAGAGAGTATGGACTGGAGGACAGTCCAAAGTTCTGGTATCGACTATGCACAGGAGGTGCTGCTATGAACCAGATCAACATTGATGCTATCGCTCAGGCGATTGTGTCTGCTTTGTCTAGCGACGAGGTGGATGTGGTGGAGGCTCCGGCCCCCGCTACCCCGGCAGCGTTGACTAGGGCGCAGAAGCGTGAGGCTAATCAGAAGCGTAACCGCGAGATCAACGGTCAGTTGTCGAACGCTACTAAGGCGTTCAATCGTGGCGATGGCACGGCGTGTGTTGCTGCGTTGGAGAACGCTGCGGCTTTGGTGCCTACGCATCTCAGCAAGGATGGCACTCTTGCATGGCAGGGTACGTTGGACCGGGTTGGTGCCAAGGCGCAGTCCTTCGCTGAGAAGGCTGCTTTGGCTGCCGCTGAGGCTGTCGCTACTGCCTGACGATAGCGCCTTGCGCCTCGCTCTCCCTACGAGCGGGGCGTTTGGCGGTGTTGTCATGGACACCGCTTGGGGTTGGGTACTTGAGCCAATGCGCTGGTACCCAGCCCCTTGCAGCAATCAAATCAAGTAGACGCATACAGGGAGGTATGTAATGGCTGAGTGTATGAGTGGTGTTTACCAGACAACGATTGTGTTGGATGCTGACGAATCGGGGGCGTTGCTTGAAGCGTTGCGTTTCTGTGCGGTGGACGGTGATCTTCCGTTGGAGTTGACCGAACTGTTTGATGCGCTAGGAGGTGCGTAATGAAGGATGAAACGTATAACGGTTGGTCTAACCGTGAGACTTGGGCATGGAATCTGCTCGTGTCGAATGACCAGTACCTAGAGGAGCATTTCGTAGAGGTGTGTGTCGGTGAGAGGAAGGCACGGCGCGAGAAGTTCTACGTTGAAACGGAAGCGACGATGAAGTATGTCGTGGGTGACTGGTTGCAGAACGCCTTTACCGAGTTGCTCTACGACTTTCAAGACAACGATCAGCATGAGTCTGAACTTGTGCTTAGGCGGGAGATCGGTTCGCTTTGGCGTATCAACTGGAGCGAGATCGGTGAGTATTACATCGTGATGATGGACGAGTACGAAGGGGTGTCCGGATGATATGGACCCGATTGGTTCAGGTATTCTTTATCGGAGGCATGGCGTGTATAACTGCTCTCGCTGTGTGGGTGCTTTGGCAGGGCAGGAGGGGTAGTCGTGGTTGAGGAACGGAAACGTCCACGCATCTTCATGTCTCCGCATGTCGAAGGCGCTGTTTACACGGCGTTGATGATCGTTCACGATGACCCAAGCAACGATCCGAGAGCGTGGGATTGGAGTTTGGTTGACTTCACGGGTGTAACAGACAGGCGTGTGGTCGTGAAGTGTGTTGGGTTCTGGGATAATGATTCGGAACGGAACGAGCAAGGCCCGTGGAGTGAGCAACCCGAACCGTACCTGCATAGGCCGACTTACGCTGCTATGCGTGAGACTAGGGGTCGGCTTGACCGCTGAAACTAATGCACTGGGAGGTGTGTGATGACCAGAGTTATCGAAGCGACATGCAAGGACTGTCTACAGGACAGCAATCTGACTGTGGATGCTGGCATACATGACCGGTATCTGATGCGTGAAGGGCTGGTGCAGAATATGTTTCCGAATCTTACGCCAGCAGAACGAGATATTATTATAAGCGCTAACCCACCGCACCACCGTACGACTGGGATCTCGTACTACCTGTGCGCTGAGTGTTGGGAGACAACTATGCAGGAGGCAGGTGAGGATGATGAAGCCACCGAAGGGTAAGACGTTCGGGCATGTCCCTCGTGTCATGCCTGTTGATGTCAACGCTGGACCGACGTACGATCCCTCGCTTGACGGGGAAGACACCGTTGATTGGCAAGCGTTGGAGGAACTAATCGAAGACTTCCTAGTGCATGGCATTGCTGGTCCGCTAGGCAATGGCGACTGCGAAGTTGGTCGGAGCGAAATCAATCACGGAACGAAGCATTTCGCATGAGATCCATCATCTCTCTCTCTCTCTTTTTGAGAGAGAGAGATGATGAGGTAATGGAAACCAAAAAAAACACACGGGAGGTGTGAGCAATGAGCCACGAAATAACGGTAAACGAAATCAGCGCAGACATTGAGTTGGATTATGCGGAGATACTGGAGAACATCGAAGACACCATCTATGCACGGATAACAGACCAGATCAGCGACGAGGCGTGGGATGCCGTGGCATATCAGGTTGAAGAGTCCGTGACGGAGGCTATCGACAGTCAGGACACCTCTGGAAGTGAGGGTGTAGACGAGGGCATTTATTCGCTGCTCACCGATTACATCGGTAGCAAGGAGCGTGGTGCCACGGCTTGCGGAACTGGTCAGCAGTTTGAGAAGGCAGTTATATACGCAGTTGGTACCGGGGTTGATGAAGCCCTACAGGTTCAGAAGCGTCTAGCCGATCTGGAGCGCAAGGTCAGCACGATCTTGGATGCCTTGTTCGTGCTAGGTGAGCGAGCCTCATCGGTAGATAACCGTAATGCGTCGCCAGATGATGTCATCAATGTCGTCGTCGGCAACTGACCCTTCTGCCATCGTGTGGACCGACTGGTTTGGGACCGCACCTTGGTTCATTGCCGGAGTGGTTGCGACCATCGCGGTCATGGAGATAGTTCAGCGCAGACGTAGGCGCAGAACGAAATCCTACCGTGACTGGTTGCAGGCACTCCGGTCTGTCACATCCGAAAGAGATAATACAAACACAGGAGGAAATGTGCATGAGAAGCACAACAGATAACACAAACCCACATGAGAACAACTGGATTGCCCGGTTGCGGGAACAGATTGAGCCACGAGCGCAGGCTGTAGCCGACGCAATGGTTGCTGTTCCGCAAGAGGATGGTTCCGTTGACTTCCGTGTCGATGACACGGTGGGCTTCGTCAGCGACAGCGTGCGAGGTATGGCAAGCCTGACAGGTGCCGACTTCGACGTTGACTACTTCCCGTCAGGGTATGTCCATCCGGCCACGGGTGAGCATGTCGTTCCGACCTACAAGTCGGGCGCCTACCGGGGAGAACCCAGCGACCAGTACATTCTGCGTAGTGATACGCATGATGTAGTCGGCAACATGAGCGGGCGTTACCCGACCCGCGACGGATACAAGCATGTCCTAGACACGCTTGATTCGATGTTCCCGAACTCTTGCGAAAGCATCAGTGTCTACGGCAATGGTGAGCGGGTGGTAGTTGAGCAGGTGCTTGACAAGCCGTTCGACCTTGGCGGTGGCGATCTGATTCAGCCGTACATCTACACTCGCATGTCGTTGAACGGGACATGGAAGACGGAGATCATTCCGATCACCCGTCGAATCTCCTGCGAGAACATGCTTGGGCATTCCGGTCAGTTGATCGGTGTGCGTGCCACGAAAAACCACGACCAGTTGCTGACCATGAAGGCCAGCGTGGTGGAGATGTCGATGGCTCAGGGGCAGGCGTTGAAGCGGATGGCTTTGACCTTGCAGGATCAGGAGTTCACAGACTTCATGTTCATGCAGATGCTGGAGCAACTGTTGCCAGCACCTGCATCCGATGCACACCATAAGACAATGGGTGCTTGGGTGAGCAAGCGGGCTGCCTGCAACGCGAGTTGGAATGATGAGAAGAGCAACTATGCGGATTCCACGATGTGGAACGCATACAACGCTCTTCAGGCAGCGGAGCAGCACCGGATCAACGCCGGGTTCAAGACAACTGAGAAGGCACAGCAGCGGTCACTTACGAAGGCGTTGGATGGGAAGACGCCGATTGCTGATGCTGCGGAACAGTACCTGATGGGTCTCGTCCTAGCGGAAGAGCCTTTCTAGTACATAGGATGGCGGGGACTGGCGACCGGTGGTCCTCCCACCCCGGTTGCCCGCAGGGGTGCGGCTGCGCAAACAACGCACACTAACTAAACATTCGCGCATGGGGCGGGGGAATAGTCCCCCCTCCTCCCCCGTTCCATGCGCTCTACGTCATGGAGGTGACGCTGTGTGGGTATTTACAACTCACGGTTTTTATTCAATTGTGTGTACGTCGGATGACCATTCGGTTGTGCTTGTACGCGCGCGTGATAGCGAGTCGCTAGAGAAACTGATCGACTTCCTCAACGAAGGCGATACTGGTGGTGAGTACACAAGCGAGAACATTATCGTAACCCCGTATCGGGACTACCCGTATCGAATCGTAGCGTTGCGTGAAGACTGGGTTCGATACTTGGAGCGTTACGCCTACGAGGAACTGACGTATCCGAACTTCAAGAGTGCATGTGGTGCGGCTGGGATGGATGTCGCTCAACTTCGTGCCTTGGGGGATGTGTGGCAGACGATGTACTACGACTGGGCGCCGCGACCTGATCGGGTGGACAACTCATGGGTGTGAAGAGACAGTGGTCAGACCTGCCGACCTCTGACAAAACGTGCCTGCTCTGTAAGCGACAGCACCATGCCAATGGATACTGCAAACGTCACGATTGGGAAGCGAAAGAACATCGTGGGATGACGGGTCGGCATCCCAACGAGGTATACGCAGCCAAGCGTCATCTCGGCTGTGAGTTTCCGCGATGCAACAGCACGCAAGCCGAAGGCAGCGCCGGTTATCGCTTGACAGAAACCACCTTGAAGTTGTGCCAAGCGCATCACAAGCAATGGGTGCGGCTCCCATCGGGGAAGCGTTCGTTGGATCAGTTGAAACTATTGAAACTAAATGCGATCCCATGCTCTTTGGAGGAAGCCCTTCTGCGTAGAACCCGAAAGACTAGGGGATGCTGGCATTGGGAAGGATACGCCGTCCATGATCCACGCCCGTCGGTTCCTCCTTATGGGAGGTTGAAGCGACCAGAATCCAGCAGCAATCTGGTCCATCGGATCGCCTATGAAGTGTGGGTGGGTGAGATTCCTGAAGGGATGGAGATTCATCACAAGTGCGCCAATACCTTGTGTGTTAAGCCTGCTCATTTGCAGTTGGCGACAAAGGCTCAGAATCTTTTAGAGATGTCAGCGCGAAGGTCATACGAGAGACACATCAAGGCGTTGGAGAAGCGCATACAAGACTTGGAGGAAGACGCAGCATGAGGAGAACAACATGGGTTTCATAGCCCCTAGCGGTGGACCGGAAGAAACCTTCACTCGTGAAGAACTGTTACGTGTTCGTAACATGACCGTAAAGAAAGTCACGAAACTGGAACCTGAGTCGCAAGACTGCAACGAGCAGGAGCCGGAACCGGACAACGACGACGACTAGGCTGGGAACAGGTACTTAGTACAACCCATCCCCCCTAAAGGGGGGAGATGGGTTGGTACTTGGAACTACATAGGGAGGCCAATGCAGAAATATCCGTTACACAGAGATGCCGAAGGGCGATGGATCCATACGTGGGTCCGACAGTCATCCATCAAGACTTCAGACATGTGTCTGGAACGATGGCGCACCGATGTCTTCGGACTTGTAAGCGAAAGCATTAAGGATGCTTCATCGCTGGGGACCGTATGCCATGCCGTCGCTGAGGATGCGTTGAACTCACGCTTGGATGGCATCGCGGAGATGTCCCTTCAGGACATGAACGATGCGTTTGAGGACTATTGGGAAGAGACAGTCCCGACCATTCAGGTGTGGAACAACTACAACCCTGCGACTGCGTATACGGCAGGGCTAAAGAAGTTGGCGAACTGGTATGAGGAAGTGTTCCCTCATGTGCAGCCCCTGATGGTTGAACACACCTTCGATGTGCCACTGATTGAAGACAGCGAACGTGTTGTCCGCATGACAGGCACTATCGACCTCGTGGAAGAGGACCGGCTATGGGATTGGAAGTTCCCCGGTCGTGACTACAGCAGGGATGCTTGGCAGTACGAACGGTGGGATGTGCAATCCATTGCGTACTGCTATGCGATGGGCATCCCAAACTTTTCATATGCAGTCATGCACCCAAAGGGTGTAGGTCGCATGGATCTAGTGCGTGACCAGTCACACTTCGACTGGTTGCGTATAAAGGTGTTGGCACTCTGCCAACTGTTGGAAACCCAGACGGGTCCATTCCCGTTGGGCGATAACGGTTGGTGGTGTTCTAATAAATGGTGCGAAAATTTCGCACGGTGTAAAGGTGCAACAATAGGAGGCACTTAGTTATGGCTTGGACGCCAATGAGTCCGCTAGAGCGGGCGAGTATAGAAGCACAAGTCATTCTCAAGGTGGCGGTTGAACTCGCTGTCGCAGAGATTGGCAACGAACCCGACGGTGTGGCCGTCACGATGGCAATAGAGAACGCACGCGCTCTCGCTAAGGAACTACCCAACCTGAAAGATTCTCTCGTGAATCTGGAAGGTGGACCTGTGGTAGCGGTAGCGCCCGGTCAGGATGTGTCTGCTAGCGCAGTCCCTGAGTTGACCGCCGTCGTGACCGCTGCGTTCCCCGGAGCAGCACAGGTAAATGCCCCCGCATACAGCGGTGTATCAAAGTATGTGGCTGACGAAGAGTACGGTCAGGTGCTGGCAATTTGGCAAGCGGAAAAGAACGCTGGCGTTGCATACGCTGGCAAGGATTCCATGTTCCTGTGTAATCAGGCGATCCGGCAGTTGTTCGGGAGTGGCACACGCCAGTTCCCCGCCGACTATTGGGCTGAAGCATTGCAGAACAAGGACATCCCGGTTACCAAGAACGGCAAGTGTGGGCTTGGTGATTTCAAAATCAAGAAGGGCGTCAGCGTGGCTGCTGACGGTACCGTCGGCTTGACGCAGGGTGAGGGTAACCATCCCCTAGCGAGCAAGAGTGGGTACTTCGCTGCTCTGGTGAAGAACACTTCCTTCAACTGGGGCGACCGCCCCGATCCTGTGGACCCGCAAGGCTGGCTGGCTAAGGCCGGTGGCTGAGGAACTCAGTCTGGAGGAAGCGTTGACGAGAGTGGCCAACGCACGGATCGGGGAAGGGGCATCTACGGATGCCCCGACCCCGGTGCCCTCGCAACCTCCAGCAGAAATAGAGGGGATATCCGCAGCAGACCTGCAAAGACTATTCACACCGAAGCGCGAACAAGTCAGGCGTATGCGCCATGACCTGCGCTCAGGTAGCGAATGGTCCTTCGGCGTGCGGGTGTTCGATGAAGCCACTTTGGGTGGGGCACGCGCTGGTCAGTTGGTGACCATTATCGGTCGCTCGCATACAGGCAAGACGCTGCTGGCCTTGAACATGGTGGCCCGCAACCGCAACCACCGCACCCTGTGGGTGAGTCCAGACGAAACCGAAACAATGTTTTGGGGCCGGTACGCAGCCATCCGTATGGAAATCGACCAGAAGGATTGGATTGGACGCCTAATCAGGGAAGACCCAATCGCTTGGGAACGTGTCGAACAACTGATGCGTGACGAAACGAACCTGCACTTTGAATCTACGGGCATGACTGTCGATGATATCGACAAGGCCATGCGCATTGCGGCAGTTGAACTGTGGGATGGGCAGCGCCCTGAGGTGCTGGTGTACGACTACTTGGAGTTGATTCGGGGTGGTGGCGCTGGCGATGCAGCCAGCGTGCAAGCCAAAATCGAATCGTTCAAGCAGTTGGTGTCAGATTGGCGTGTCATAGGTGTGATCTTGCATCAGTCCGGTCGGGGTTCAGGGAGCCGTGGGCGGGCTGGCGGGATTGAGGCCGGACGGTACGCATCCACGAGTGAGAGCCACTTCCTGATCGAAACGTGGCGGCGGTGGGATGACACCAACATGGAGGAAGCAGAGCGCAAACTCTATGAAAACGAAATCAGCGCGGGCTTGTGGAAGAATAAGTCTGGTGACGGAGAGAAAGCGGAAGTCAACCTGACCATCCACGCAAGTGGAAGACTATTGGAACCGGGGATTGTATGGGAGCAGATGATCTTAGATGAGTGAGATACTCCCCTCCTCGCAGATAAGGAACCTGTTCATCGGGTTCAATCTCGCTTATGGAACGGACGTTGGCGGCTGCCGGTGGGCAGACGTTGACGATGCGTTGCTAGAGAAGCATCTCACGGGTGAAGAAATGATCGGTATCTATCCGATGGTTTATGATCCCCGGTATGAGCGTGGTGGTTCCGATACGTGGCGTGAAGATGTTGACGACAACCGCTACTACGTGGAGATGGAGCCAGACCTTTGGATGTGCCGATGGGGTTCCATCGACATAGACGAAGGCGATGACTCACTGATCTACGCAAGGAGTGTCCAGAATATTTTGCGTGCATTGGATATTCAATGCTGGTTGGAACGCTCACGTAGCAAGGGTTATCACGTTTGGATATTCAACAAGGACTGGGTGAAGGCATCGACCATGCGCCGCGCCATGAAGGCTGCGCTTGATCTTGCCGACATTCCTTACGATGCTGTTTATCCGAAACAGGATTCTCTTAAGGGTCCACCCGGCAACTACATGCGCTTGCCGTATGGTGGGAAACGTCCCGAGCATCGGCAGGTTGTCGTGGATAGCAGCAGCGACAGCGAAACCGACGAGGAATGGTTGGATCTATTCGACTTCATCATTCTCGCAGAACAAGGACGAACGCCTACAGCCACGCTGGAAGCGGCTGCCGCTCTGTATCAGGAACCGGAACCCGTTTATCCTGACCTGCCACCCAAGCGGGACTACAGCAAGGAACCCCTGATGAGTGTGGATGGCTCGCGTTTGCGTGGGCTATCAGCGGAGATGTACGAGAATGGTCCCGTCCCGTACTATCGTGGTACCGGTGCTGGCCGTGGTCGGCATGGCTTTCTCAATAGGTTCGCTCGTTCGATGGTCGAATCGGGTTACTCTCAAGGGGACGTTCTGTCATGGACGAAAGACTTAGACACGCGATTGGGGCAATGGTGGCCAGACGGACCCAAGTTCACAGGCAGGCATGACTGTGACCGCCAAATCGAAAGGCTCGTCCAAGACGCAAGCCGAAGAGCCAACGTCAGATGAGTTCTCATTCGTCGTACCCGGAAGACCACAGCCCAAGGGTCGTCCCCGGATGTCGCGCAAGGGGCGCGTGTACACGCCTAAAGAAACCGTTCTGGCTGAGAAATCTTACATCG